CCGCCAAATACACGCCAATGTGACAGGGGCGCTCAGATTTTCCCATCAGGCAGGCATCGCCCTCGCACGGGTCTCTGACGATCTGCCAGTGCTCATGCTCCGGGTGATCGTCAAAGGCGCGCAGTGATGACAGCCGACTGGCCGCATCGACATCGACGGCCGCCACGTTCCATCCAAACTGCTCCCGCCAGACCTGGCGTGCAAACGACCAACAGTCGCTGCTGCCAGCCACCCAGGGCAAGCCAATGTACTGGATGGCCCAGTGAGGGGTGTGTGGGTTCATTGCGCAATCAATCCAGGAAAGACTTCGGCCGTGTAGTCCAGGCCAGGGAATCGCCGGTTGGCCAGATTCGGAAACCCACAGGTGGCACGTACCCGAAACACCGTGGCCGAGATCGACATCACGGTGAGGGTCAGTGGCGGATTGTTCTGTGGTGCAGTCAGATCCGAAGAAAGGAAAGCCCGGTAGGTCACAGTGATCAATTCACTACTTCCAGGCTGTCCGTTCATGGATGCCTCCACGTTGGCCAGGATGTCGCGACTGACGTTGTCGATTTCGATCACACACTGCGGCACGGCGGTGTGGGTCACCTCGGGCGGCACCACATCGAAGGCATAACCCACAAAGGTGACGTACTGACCGGCGTTGCGCGGCGCGCTGGATTCCAGCTTAGCCGTGAGATCCACGTGATCGCGCACCACCCGAATCGGCGTCGAGAAATTCGGATGCCAGATCTCCAGTGTGTGGTGAATGACCAGGTTCGATGGCGCGCTGGCGTAGGCCTCTTTGATCGCCAGACTCAAGGTGTCATCTGGCATGAATCAAGACCTCCATCTGCGAACCTCCATCATCGAATCTCCAACTTCGCACTGACCTGCCAGCGTGGGCTAGGCTGCATTTGCGACTGCCAGGGCCCCACAAATCGGGCCTGAACAAATCGCAAGCCCGCGTCTCCGGTGTTCAGATCCACCGTGAACCAGCTGGCTCCATTGGCACAGTCACCATCGAACCAGGCCCGAAACGTGGCCATTTGGGCATCCGTGAAACGCCAGCCAACGCTCACCTGATCATTGCGTGCCGCACTGCGGCGGCGCACGCGGGGCAAACCAGCCTCCATGTCGGTGCGCACGGTGACATCCACCGGCGCGATCGCGTAGCCCGCGACCTGCGGCCGGGGCAATGTAGTGGGCCAAGTTGCCATATCAATAGGCTCCTGCCACGCGGTTCAGGCCGTAGGTGTTGGCCAGCACGCCAGGGCCGGGACCGGCACCACGCGCCACATCGCCCCAGACCTTAGCCGTGATTTGTTCCACCCAGACGTCGATCACTTGGTTGCCGTTGCTGTCGGTGCGCTGCTGTTGCTGGCCACCTTTGCCGGCGGCCTCGATGACATTGACGATGACGGTGCTGCCACCGCCGTTGACTTTGACGCCCAGATCGCCATCGCGCATGCGCGTGAGCGGCATGATGGCCTCGCCCGGGCTGCCGGGTTTTTCTCCCATGAGACCGATGCGCGGCAGGCCCGTGAAGCCTGCCCCTTGGGCAAAGGGGAACACCGTCGGACGGTCGACCACCGTGTTGCGGTAGGCCGATAGGGCTGGTCCTTCAAACACATTACCTTTGGCTGAAGGGAACAGGCTGGCCCACATTGATCCCAAGTCCATCCCGGTCATGGCACCGTTCATCGCATTCGCCAGCGGCAGCGTGATAGATCGCTGGATCTGGATGCGCACGAGGTCCGAGATGATTGAATCGGCCAGGCTTTTGAAGTCCAGCTTGCCGGTCATGACGAACTGGGTGAGCGCCGTCTCCATCCCCCGAAACGCATTGGCTGTGACCTGCTGGGCACGCTTGGCGGCATTGGTCGCGTCGTCGATATAGGTTCTGAGCGCCGACTTGGCACCGTACTCAAAACTGCGCTGATAGTCCGTGTTGGCCCGCACCAGGTCTTCAACGATGGGTAGTTGCCTGGCCAACGCATCGTTGATGGCTTCAATGGTCTGAGCCCGCAGACCCGGGTCTTCGATCTGGTTGGCTTCCTTGCGCGCATTGGCAGCAGCCTTTTCCAGATCAGAGCGGGCCTGCAGGGCGGCTTTTTCGGCATCGGTCATGTCCAGCATCTGGCGCTGCAACTGCAGGGCTTCGATGCGTTGGCGGTTGCCGCCGATCAGGCCTTCTGTGATCTTGCGCGAAGCAGCTTCTTCTTTTTCAAAGGCGTCGAAGGCTTTGTTCGCTTCCTTCTGGCGCTCGATGGCTTCGAGCACCTGGATGTACTGCTCGGCCTCAATTGCCACCCCCTTGTAACCCTTGGCCTCGATCTGCAGGGCCCGGGCACGCAGTTCGGCCGCTTCGCCCTCTTGCGTGCGAGTCAGGCGCGAGCGCAGCTGGTTGAGGAACACTTCGCCTTCGTTGAGTTTTTCGGCAGGCTTGGGCTTTTCAAATCCTGAGAGGTCCAGGTTTGGACGGGCCTTGCGCGGCAGCGTCGGCAAGAACTTGTCGTAAATCGCCTGCACTTCCTTGGCCTGCGCCTCGGTGTCGAGCACAAACTTTTGGCCCATGACGCGCACTGTGCGGCGCTGCTCGTCGAAGAATTTAGCCACCCGGTCCGCATAGCCCGGGTTCTGGTTGATGTTCAAGAGCCGGTCGTTGGCCGCGCGCACGTAATCGTCCCGGGCGCCCTGTAGCTTGGCGATTTCGGCATCAATGACCTTGGGATCGAAACCCATGGATTTCATCGAGCGCAGCAGATCGGTCTTGAACCAGGTCTCGATGTCCTTACCCACCACCGACAGACTGTCAAAGGGCTGGGCAATCACCCGCTTGGCCAGAACAGCCGACTCGGCAATGAAGGCCAGGCCCGAAGCGACAGACTCCAGGAAGGCCAGGATGGCTTCGCGGTTGGCGGAGATCTTTTGCAGCTCGTTGCTGAAACTGCCGGTTTCGCCCTGGGCCAGAATCACCTGCTCGGTGAAGTCGGCCAGCACCGGGATAACGACTGCGCCGATCTGGCGCTGCACGCCCTCGAAGATGGCAGACAGGCGCGTCAGGTTGTCGTTAAAGACCTCGGATGCACGCGCCACGTCTTCGGACATAACCAGGCCCAGGCGCTGCGCTTCTTCCATCAGCGCTGTAATGCCCTCGCGTCCCTGGTTCAGGAACGGGACGATGGACAGGCCTTCTTTGCCGAAGAGCTTGACCGCCAAAGCAGCCTTATCGGCTCCATCAGGCATGACAGAAAACTTGTCCGCCAGATCCAGCAATACCTGCTCGGTCGGACGGATCTGTCCACGCGCATCGGTGGCCGACACACCCAGCGCCTTCAACGCCGCGCTGCCCTCTTCGCCGTTGACCTGGGAGTCGAACATGGCAACCGACAGTTTTTGCAGTGCCTTGGTCAAGCCTTCGGTGCTGACATCCGACAGTTTGGCCGCGTAGTCCAGCGCGGTCAGCGCCTCGACCGATACCCCTGTCTTTTGCGAGAGCTTGAAGAACTCATCGCCCACCCGGGCCACCGGCATGACGAGCGCCGTGATGCCCACACCGAGTGCTGCGATGCTGGCACCGGCGATAAGACCTGCAGGTCCGAGTTTGCCCAGCACCGAGCCCAGCATGCCAAGTCGGTCGGTGGCGGCCTGCAGTTGGAACTTGGCATCGTTGGCGGCGCTGGACAGCAGCTTGAGGCCACCGGAGGCTGGGGTGGCAGCCGCTTCGATTTTCTTGAGCGAGCGCTCCCCCTTCTCACCAATCTCGGACAGCTCCGCCTTGACCTTGCCGCCGTCGACCACGGACAGGCGGATGGAGAGGTTGCGTTCAGCCATGGGAAGGAAACACTCGATTCAGGGGAAGGAAATCAGTCGTCGTTTTGAAATGTGCTCATCAGGCCCGCCTCTGCAGCCGGAAACAGATCGAGCGCTGTGGCTTTGTCCAATCCAGCGCACTCGCAGGACAGCATCCAAGCGTTCAGATCCAGACCCACGACACGACCCTGGGTCATGCGCAACTGACTGGCACAAACTTCCATGGCACTGGCCGCTTGCCAGCCTTCCAGGCTGAGGGGTGCATTCATGGTGTACGGACACTCGGGACATGGCTCAGCACAGCTTTGAAGGCAGGCACTGCAATAGCTTGGCCCGCCACCAAAGTGCCATGCGGTGCGGACCTTCAGACGTTTTTTTCGGATTCCAGTGCGTACAGGCCAGCGAGGTATTCGCGCTCGAAGGCATCGGCGAGCAGCCAGTGCTCCATCAAAGCGGCCACGCCATCAGGTGTGACGGATGCTGGTTGACCGTTTTCATCGGCCACGCCTTCCCAGGCTAGAACTGCCAGCTTGGCCAGTTCGGTGATGAGGGTGGCAGTACGCTCGCCAGCAGCGGCGATGTCAGTCCCGGCTACTTTGGCGGCGGCATGGCGCGCAGCCATCACCAAGGCAGTGGTGGCAGGCCTGACCTGCAGGCGCACGCCAGCGGCCAGTGTGATCCAGTGCGGTTCACGTGGAATATTGAGTTTGATCATTGGAAAGTCCTGGGTATCAATACGTGGTCACGTCGTTGAGCAGTTCGACGGTGAGCATCTTGTTGGCCGCCACGTTCTTGGCGGCTTGCCACTCGAAAGTGGCTTGAATGCCACCTGGCCCAGTGATGGAGACTTTGGGCTTGGGCAGGTAGACCTCATGCGCGATGAAGGTCAGGCGCTTGGTGGCGTCGATCGTGTAGGCGAACGTCAACTCCAGTGGCGTGTTGTTGGTGGCCGCATCGATGAGCTGGGTATCGGCAAAGCGGACCTCCAAATTGCCAGTCAGGCTGGCCACCGTGGGGTCAGCGCCGTCGATCTTTCCGTCGGAGCGGATGGTCTCGATGCGCTCGAGGTTGTTGGAATACGTGAGTTGCGCCGAGACCACGTTACCCAGCGCAGTGCCCCCCTTCTTGATGGATCCCTGAAACTGGTTGAACCGCAGGATGTCGCGCGTCGTCGGGGTGGCATCAATGGTGGCTGCCTGCTTGACCTCACCCTGCGCGATCAGGCCGACCGTGGCATTGGCCGCACCCGAACGGGCAAACCCCACCTGCAGGCTGTTGACCATGACGCCAGACGCCACAAACCAGGCCGGGATATCGGGAAGACCCGTCTCAAGACTGAGGCTTGGCAAACTGGACTTGCCAGAGACGAAGGTGTGGGTGAGCGTGCCGGTGCCCGTGGTAGTGGCGCTGCCCAACAGGGCTTTGAGCCACATACCGATGTTGCGCACGTCCACGGGCACGACCATGTCGCCTTCGACCTTGATCACATCTCGAATTGGCGCATTGGGCTCGCGTCCCAACCCAATCAGGTCATTGGCAATCAACCCCTGCTCGGAGCCGAGGGTGGTAGAGACAAAGGGCAGCTTCCAGTAGTCGCCCACCGGGTTGCTGCCATAGGTGGTTTCGAACGCGGCCAAGAGGCTGGCGTTCGCGCCGTAGGCACGGGCCATGAAGTTTCTCCTTGGGAAATAGGTTTCAGTTCAGCGGACCTGAGCTGCTGTAGTGCAGGACCACGTGTAGCAAGCAAGCCTTGATGCCACTAACCCCATCGGGTGCCAGTTCATCGAACTTGGGTGGGCCGATTTCGGCGTACTCGATGACGCCGCCAAGCGTGCGGTCCGCTTCGATCAGGGCTGCCAGTTCGACCAATAGGCCGTCCATGCGCTTATCGCGCTCGCTGGCATCCGGGTCGGCGACGAAGATTTCGATCGCCACCTGGTGCTGCCAGTGGTAGGTCAGTGGCGAGAGCGACACCTCGGGCTCGCCCATCTCGCCGTCACGCAAGACGGCCATGGCATGCTCTGACAGCCTCTCGGGTAAGGATGCGTTGCGTTTGGCCATCACACCCAGAGACAGCTGTCCGAGCACAGCGAACAGTGCGCCGATGGCGCTCTCACGTTGACTGGGTCGTTGGCTCATCAGCTTTCACCTTTGCGTTCAGCCTCATCGAAGCGGTTGGCAATCCGGTTGGCCAGCCTGCTGACCCAACGGCGCGAAGCACTGTCGATGTCGAATTTCTTCTTCAGGGTGACTTGCGGCACCAACAGGAACATCGGCACCGTGACCAGTCCTCGGCCGGTCGCTTGGGCCTTCTGCGAGGCAGCGGAGAAGCCGCCACGCTGGCCCTGGCGAGCACGCAGGTTTTCAGCCACCAGAAGGGATGGCTTGCCCCGGCGGTAGACGAAACGCAGGCGCTGGCCGCGGAGCTTTTCCCAAAGACCAGGAGTCATGCGTTTGCCACGAGGGCCTTTGCCAGCAGCGGGCAAGGCAATCGCCAGCCAGAACCCGTCTTTGGAGCGGATGGTCGCGCCCTGGTCATGGGCGCCGACCACTTCTGGGGCTCGGCTGTAGACCAGGCCCGCTGCCTTGATGCTCATCTGGCCTTTGGGATAGACCTCGCCGCGCCAGGTGTTCGCCAGGCGCTGGCCCAGGCCCGCACCGGTGATCTGGTTGCGCAACTCGATCTTGAGACCGTCGGTCGCCTCGCGGATGGATTGCGTCACGGCCTGCTCGGCAATGCGCACTTCTTCCGCCAGCATTTGGTCCAGGTCACCAGACAAGGCCGCCATCAGCCTCATATCGGCGCTCCGGTCAGGGTCCAGATCAGACGATCACGATCGGCCAATGGCTCGCCCACCACCTGATAGGTCTGACCAGCGACGGTGAAGCGTTCCCCCTCGCGAGGAGACATCACCTCTCGGGCCATCACATCAAAGTGGTGGGTTGCCAGCGCCAAGCGCGTGTCACCGAAAGACTCGACGACATCGGCCTGCTTGGCGATGAACCGGGTGGCGATTTCTCGGCCATCCGCCAGCCGGTAGGTGCCAGGCACCCCCAGCCGGGCAAACAGACGCACCACTGCTCGCTCAAAGGCTGCTTGCATGAATCAAGCCGTCAGCTTGATCAGCACGCCCGGACGGTGGCACATGGGCAGCGGGTTGCTCTGCGTGTGCAGGTCGGTGCCTCGGTCGAACTGGCGGGGCGCCTGCTTGGCGTACAGCGACTGGCCCAGCGTGTTGACCGTTTCGTTGAAGTCGGCCGGGGCAAAGTAGGTGCCGAAGGTGTCGACGGTGCCGAGCGGGAATGCATGGGCCTCGCCTGCTGCAATGAAGCGGCGGGTACCGAGATCCCCATTGGACTGCAGGTAGGCGGCTTGGCCACGGTATTCCTCGAAGGTGACCCCGGCGTAGGTGAAACCCGAGCGCACGTCGTTGATGAGCACTGCACCTTGCTGCCAGTTGGTATAGGCGGTCTTGACCTCCTTGTGGGTGGTCAGCGCCCGGAAGAATTCGGGTGAGCACAGCACATGCACGCCAGTCATGAATTCACCCTGCAGGGCGTCTTCGATCTTGGTCAGCAGGTCATAGCAGTGGCCCTTGACCTCGCTGTTGGCATTGGCCAGGTCGAAGTTGACCGATTGCGGCGTGATCTGGAATTCGTTGAACAGGTTGCTGATCACGCTGCCATCGGCGTCCAGGATTTCACCCTTCAATGCACCCATGCGCAGGTGCTCCAGCGTGATGGCGTGCTTGTTGCGCATGGTCTCCAGGTGACGAGCGAGCACACCAGAGATCGCTTCCATCT